GGAGAAATACTCGCAGAGCTCCAAGATCGTTTCGAGGGAACGACTGATGAAGTTACAAACAATCGGATGGAACTTCTGGCAGCGATTGTGTCGTTAGAATCACTGACGGATATTTTTGACAATCTTGATGACGTTGGAACTATTTCCATACACTCCGATAGTGCGTATGTTGTGAACGGGATCAACAAGCATATCGATGCTTGGATCGAACGTAACTGGCATACTCGCGTAGGGGCCTTGGTAAAGAACCGAGACCTTTGGGAGCGTTTGGATCTTATCTGTGGGAGCAATATGATTCCAAGTATTGAATTCGTCAAAACGGCTGGTCATTCTGGAATTGAGTACAATGAACATGCTGATATTCTCGCTACTAAAGCAGTTCGAGGTGAAATGTTTGACGATGAAGCATAAACACCAAAACTCTCTCATATCAATATTTGGCATGAGAATGGACTTATGTTAAACCTGGAGAAAGCTATGGCAGATTCGTCGAAGAAGAAAAAGAAAAAGAGCAAGCCCGAAGAAGAGAGCTTGACTGGAAACGATGTAGCTGACATGGTTATAGACGCCGCTGTACAAGCTGGTAAGTCTGTTGTCGAATCGAGTATGTTTAAAGAGAGTCCTCTCGGTAAAACACTCGGTAAAATCTTCAAATAATTCAAACCTAACGAGACTCTACATTTCGTTGTGCGGAGTCTCGTTAGGTATATCGATTGGAGATGGAAATATGAAAATTTCCAGAGTGACGGAAAGTAATGATGTAGGTCATATGAAAGAGGATACTCCAAGAAGGCTTCATACGGAAAAAACAGAGATTCTTCCAAATGATAAAGATTCTGAGACTTTTGAAAAAGTCTTTAGAACTGTATTCAATAAAAGAAAATCTCAGGAGAAATAATATGGGATGTCGGTTACTCAGTCACATCTTCGAGAAAGTTAGCGCGACGATCGTTTTAACAGTCTTCTTTTACTCAATGTTCTACATTTTTCTTCAACTGATCTGAGGGCTAAATGACTAAGAAAAACCTGAATCAAAACTATGTGGCTCCGGTCGAGTCTATTCGAGGGCTCGAGATATATGGTTATGACATGGTTTCTGCAGGTCTTTCTGTGCTCCATCGTGCAGGGGCACTGTCGGAGGCTATGGTCAAAAAATTTAAAGCAATGCCCAAACAAGAACGTGTTATAAAACTTGGGCTCCTAATGAGGGATGACAAAGATCTCCTCATAGTTCAAGAAAACGGAATTGTGATGGCGGTGAGAGAATTCTGCAAGGCAAACGACATCCAGATTGGTGATATAGTCTCTGTAAAACGAGATGCTGTGTATACCACTAGACCTGCTATGACTTTGAAGTTTGGTCATGTAATTTGGCAGAATGCTGGTCGTTTCTCTTCTTGGTATAAACTAGGGGGAATAGAATTTTACCACAACTCCCATGACTCTAAACTCGAAGTAAAGGGTTTAGGAAAGGAAGTTACAGAGTTACACCGTTCTAACTTCTTGGAGGAGATTAGACATATTATAACCATGGGCGAAACTCTTCCAAGGGAAAGGTTGGCAGAATATTGTATTCGTGCCAGACAAAAGTATGTTCGACAACAACTTGATCCTGAATGCTATAGAGAAATGAATTCAGGATCTATGTTTCGTTTGAAGGGCAACGTGGGATCCTTCGAAATGTTTTCAGAAGTCTTTCCTGGCTTCGAGACTGTTGACGTAAGCTATAACTATAACGTATTCTTAGCAAAGCTCTTCAGATGCTTACTAGGATAAAGGAAGAGAAATGATTCTTTACAAACCTGAACCCGAACCCGAACCCGAAGCGATTCGTCGCCCCATAACACTGAAAGCACAGGCTGAAGAGGCAGCTAGGAAGAGCCTTGACCTCATTGTCGATGATCTCACACTTCCTCCGGAGAAAAAGATTTTCATTATTGAGCCGGGTGAAAGCGGGACTGATGCGTTTATCAGAGATCTTAGAAAACGCGGTGAAGGAACGCTTTCTCATTTAAAGAAGCAGATAACTGAGGCCCTGGAGGTTCCTCCCGATTTGATGCGTGATACTGTGGAAAATCAGAGTAGTCTTATAGGATTTCCTCTCGGGTTTTCAGAAGTTCGTCCCATAAAATTGCATGGCAGACCAATCCCCCGGACTGCTGATGAGGCAATCCGGGAGATGGAGTTTCTGTACGATCACGGCATGCCGTATATCGTCAGATCAGTAGTTCAGGTTGTCGGTGGCAAGAAGACTTGTTATGGCATTGGCTTAAAGAACGCCGCCAAACTAGTTGCGGGAAAGCTTAAGGCTTATTTTGAAGACGTTGGGATGGTTCCAGAATTCGAGATTGAAATGGAACCCAGAAACGGTGGAAAAGGTCTTGAGATATTTTTGATAATCTAACCCTCATGAATGATCTGAACGGGCCCTAATCCTTTCGCAGACTCATTGAGTTTGGATATAGTAGTAGGAGCATGCACACCTTTTCCAGTTTTGGGGATGTGTGCAAAGACCTGCTTTTCAGTTTCTTCGTCTATCACTTTCTCGGATTTGTCTGTCATGATGATTCCTCTCGTAGTTAACTAAACAAAGGAGTGTTGAAATGAATCTTGTCGATTTATTGCCAACTGAAATAGTGACATATTTCTCGTTGAACCCATGGGCTCAGCATTTGATTCTAGCGATGTTGTGTCTTTCGATAATTACATTGTTGATAAGCATCGTTTACAAACCAAGTACAAAGATAACAGCCCCAAAGGCAGCAGAGTTTCCTTGGAAGTGCAATTTTGAGGACGATATCAAACCACTTATCTTTATGGTAGAGTATCGTACTCAAATGGCCATACGCTTTAAGCTCAAGCCTAATCTACAACGTAAAGCGGCAGGGGCTAAAGATGGTCGTCCTATTCAACCATTCAATGAAGCAGAGCTCGACTTGATTGTGGAAAATACCGTAGACGGTATTATCAGTTCAATAGGTATACCCTTTTGGAATGATGTACTACTCAGGTATTTCCGTGATGAAAAGCAAGTCATCTTATTAGTTACCGAGTTGGTATGGACTATGATCTTTGACAAATCATTACAAATCATCCAACGTACGATGAGTGGTGATAAGTTTATGGAAGCTATTGCCAACTCTGAGAAACCAGAGACTGTAGATAAATCTGGAGCAGCTGCTCACGGGGATTGATAAAACAAAGGGTGTAAACGACCCTATATCGTTTTACAGTCAGGGAAAAATGTGTGGATCATTGGGGTCCATATGTGAGTGGAATGATTATAAGCTATCCGTCGAAGAGATAGCAAACGACTGAACAAGAGGTTAGTAGGATGACTGAAAAGAAATGCAAAACACAAGTATATGACAAATCTGGGGGTTGGGGGAATAAGCATAAACCTTGTGTCCGTAAAGCAGGATATGGACCTGACAAAGAATATTGTAAGATGCATGCTAAGGCACTGATTCTCAAACCAGTTCAATTGGAGACGGGGAAAAGGAAGCAGATAGAACAGGAATTTGAAGACTTAACGCCTTTCATCCTGTACATCGTAGAGCAATCTAATGGAAAGCTTAATTGTCCTTATTCCTTACGAACTGAATTTTTGCGGCACAAAGGCTTAGATTTTGAGAAAGTCGAAAAAGAAGCGCAAGAATTGGCAGAGTACTACCACAAGATCGCTGAAATTGATGTACAAGGTAACGGGTAAATCAAAATAGTTTTATTTTACCCAGTGCAGTGTGGAAAATCGTAGTCAACGTCGTAAAGTGTATAATCGACTCTATATCATTTTGTAGTCAGGGAAAGACGCGTGGATCATTAGGATCTATGTGCCTGGCTACAAAATGAGGAGAGAGAGTATGCAGATGTATGTCTTGCCGGATGGTTCCATTACGGCAAATTTTGAGGACATTACCGGATTCCGTATCCGGTAATGTCTACTTTTAGTGTGAGTGGGGTTTATCGATTCTCCGACTCACACTTCGATAGCCAACCGGCCTTACGACGGTTGGCTATCATCTCTTCTTTTTCTTTTTACAAGGGTTATAGAGCGTCTATTACAAGTTGACACATTCTTGTGAATTGAACGTCACTCATTTTCCCGAGGGCTACATTGACTGGAAGGGATATGAATCGAACGTTCCCTTCGTCATAACCCTTTGCACTATCAATACGATCTAGACTTGCAGAGCACAGATACTCGTCTCCAGTTCCGTATTCAAGGTCCATTCGACTACGTTGGTTCAAGTCTAGTTTGATTCCTGTGAGAGGGCATATCCCTTTCTGCCCATCCCAGACTTCTTTCAGATATTCAGGAGTGATCCCGACTTCTTGATTCTTCCTACGTTTGGCTCGGCTTTTAGCCACCCGAAATATTCTACGTAGATTAAAGTCGTCATCATGCTCAACGAAAGTTGGGGTACAAGCAGCGCGACAAGCAACACTACAGAACTGACGAATCTTATTTAGAGTATTACTTTTGTGTTTGTTTAGATGTCTCTTGAATTTCTTTCCACAATCAGGATTGGCACATGTCAGAGTAACACTCCAATTTTCCGTCTCTTTCTTTCTATCAAAACCAATCAACTCTCCAGAGCATCTCTTGCTACAACATGCTCTTGTTTTCTCTTCTGGTTTCTTACTAGCTCTCCAAAGAAAGTTCTGATATTCTGCCCTAGTCTTGTAGAATGTCTTTCCACAATCAGGATTCTCACAGACCATTTCAAATGTACCATCTTCCATCTCCCGATGTCCTTCTAGAGGTATTAACTTCTTTCGTCTTCTTTGAGACTCCCTGCCTGAGAGAGTGCATTTTCTACAACAACACGCTTTCAAAGTAGGATCTTCTTGAGTACGCCAAAGAAAGTTCTGATACTCTCTTCTAGTCTTGTAGAATGTTTTTCCACAATCAGGATTCTCGCAGATCAATCTAAACCTACCATCTTTCATCTCTCGATGGTCTTTACAGAGCGTTGTCACTTTCTTTTTCTTGTACGGCTTCTTAGGCATTAAAACCTCCTTAATTGAGTTAGGACCCAATTAAGAAGTTATAGTGTAAAATTTGAATATCTAGGAAGCAGGTTTACAAGGGAATGATGGAATCCTCGATATGGATCTTAGAAACCTTGACAGTGGTGTCGTGAAAGGCCTTTAGGCTTAATTGTTTTAGAGTCTCACCGATCGAGTTAAACAAGAGCCCTACATTCGTTATGCCTAGTCTATGTGGAAGATCTCCAAAGCATTTCGAGCAGAAACCATCTTTAACTTCACAGTACATAGGAGAACGAAGATCAACCGTCTTCCCAATATACTTCTTGCGAGTATCCCTGTCTAACAATACAAACTTTTTTCCTTCCACTATATAACGGAGGCGAAATTCATCAATATTGTCTTTGGTCAGTTTGACGCGCAGAGTGCGTTTCGTTCCACAATCGCTCCCAGGACCTTCAAGTCTTCCATTTTGGAATGCAGCGGTGAGCTGTTTAGACAAGTATCCAGATTCTCTTGTTTCAATAGATCGACCACCCGCACCTTCCAACAAAAGGTTAGCACCCATATGTTGCTCACTCAAAGGTGTTCCATCTGCCAGATTGCCCTTTGCGAATTCAAACTTTCCAGGACGCTCAGGATCATTGACCAAACCCCTAAAGAGGACTTGGTTTTTATAATTGTTACTGAAACTACCACGGGCACCTGAGTCATAGTAATCTAAGATCGAATCGTTAGTCTCTTCGAGCTCAGCGCGGGCACTAGCTAACAACACCTTCTCAATCATCGATACAGTATCCGGGTCACCGACCTGTAGCTTCTCGGCATGTTCTTGGAAGAGCTTGGTTCTCAATTTGGCTGTTTTAGGAGGTGTGGTGAAACCAGATTCACTATATGAAGGTGACATGTAAGACGAAGTTGAGAATCCTAACCAAGACATACGGTCAAGAAAGCCTCGATATGTGGCAACATCAATGTCATCTTCGAGAAGAGCTTCAGTCACCTCTGAAATAACACTTTCAATCACTTTTTTATTCATGGCTTTGTTACAGTAGGAAACCTGGTCATACATCCCTTTTCGAATGAACACATTTACTACCCAACGCCCTACAGTAGTCGGCAAAGGATTCTTGGAACCAGTGATGATTCCTGAAGGAGCTGTTATTTGATCTCTCGGCTCATATTGTTGAGGACCAGAATCATCATCCGCAAACCAGCTTCGGAGAAGAGTAGATGTAATGTCTTCAGCACGTATCGCCAACACTACAGACGCTTCTTTGTCTGATAGTTTCTTTGGTTTACGCATCGGAGTCCTCCATTTCCAACATTTCAGTTTCTGCTTCCTTTACGAACCCTATTGTAGCTTGTTGACGTTCTTTCATCCAAGGAACAGAAACGTCCATCCCTTCAAGCCATTCTATGAGTTGCGCTGGAGTCGCTAAAACTTGATCATATTTGTCATCTTTCGGTCCACCAGATCCATCACAATCACCATTGTACGTGCCTAGAAAAGTGTAAGATATCTCAGCCTTCATATTTTCTTTTTCAAGCCACTTACGATGACTGGCTTCAAGCTTACTTAATTCGCGACCACCATATACATCAGGGAAGTCGAGTCGAATAACTCCGAGCTTTTTGACAATCTTACATTTGGCCGAAATCTCTTCTCGACATTCTCGCATAGCCGCAACAGCAGGATCCTCTGAAGGTGAAATACCACCACCGGGAATATTGTATTTTCTGGGTCCGGAAATCTTTCCAACCAAAATCTTCCCATCTTTAACGACTAAGACTTCTGCCCGCTGTCTAACTCTAGTGCCCTTTTTTAAACCTTCGGCAGACTCTAAAAACATGTTCATGTTATTTTCCTCGACGTTTAAGCTCAGCCGCCGTTGCCTGTTCACGCTTCTTGATAACTTTCACAAGACCAACTTTAATCCACTTAGTCAGATCTTTGTGTTCGTCTGGGAATTTGCGTTCAATCCACTCTTTACCAGCGGGAGAAGATATATAACGGAGATTGTTTTCCCTGAGCTTTTTGACTTCTTTCAACATAGGGTCTTTTCGAAGAGCAAACGTTGCCATTCTACCCATTGTTATTCCTGATGTGAATTCCTCCGTTACTCCATATTCAAATGCACCATAAGAGTCGAATCTGCGCATTGTAGAGACCATTGAACTAATAGAAAAACCAGCGTTGAAATTGTCATTCCAATCTTTGATTTTTCGGAAAGAAGCCCCTATGAAATTTTCGGTGATAATTTCTTCCGGTGAATCTAGAAACATGTTCATGATAAAAAGTCTCCAGACATCTTTGGAAAAGATTTTCCCTGAAGAAATTCCGTTATTATTCTCATAGGGGGATTCATTATCATTTCCCCATGAGTACAATGGATAACAATTTGATCTATGCAAAATGGTGGTGCTGATAAAGCAGACTTAAGAGGAACAGTTCCGTCATTCTGAAGACCTTTTAGAATCTCCTTACGAATCTCATATGTATTGCCGAGAAGACCATTTAAATCTTTTCGAGAATATGGTTTGTCACCAGCCACTGCACCGAATTCAGTGTTTGGGTTGGATCTGGGCGCAGACTTAACACGGTCCAATAAATCATCGTAGAATTTGAAAAAGAAGGTACGACGAAGTACCATACCCAATCTATCTACAGCTTGCATAATAGGGCTACCTCTCCACGGTGAACCGAGGGAGATGACTCTACCAATGTTATCGATTCGGTGATTGTCTAAAGCCATCTTTATAACAATTCCACCGAATGAATGACCAACAAAATGGACTTTCCTGAAATCCTTTCCAAAATTAATCTTCTCCAGAGCTTTCCGTATCTCTGTAAAGAATTTGTCAAGTGTTGTTATGACAGTAGGGATATCGAGCCGATATACTGAATAACCATGTGTCTTCTTGAGTGAATTGGAAATAGGGCGCATATGGATTTCGCTTCCAAAGAAACCATGGGCAAGTATTACAAGCTCATCTTTTCGAGTAGTACCCATCTCAATATCTGGATAGATTCCAAACAGAGAGGCCTTCCAAGAGCGCTCGTTGATTGGTTCGAGAAATAAAGACATTTCTAAGACTCCTGATAATTAAGAAAGAAACAATCCACCGCTGTCACTCTCTCCGTCATATTCTAATTTGTTACTACCTTTAAACGCTACATCTCCAGCTCCGTTGTTCTTAGACTCATTCCACCCTTCGGACACTGCTTCCCGTTTAGCAGCCTTTAGGGCAGAGAATATAGCATTCTTCTGTTCCGAGTTACATTTCTGACCATCGATCTTCCAAACGAAAACCGTAAAAGTTCCGTTCTCATCATTTTCATCAGAGAAGTCTATGTCCAACTCTTTTGGAATTTCTGTCACTGCTTGTTTGGCAGCTCTTTTGAGTTTCTTCAAAAGATCTAACTTCTCTGAATAAGACATCGATGGTTTTTTAGAAAAGAAACCCTCTAGAAATAAGGACATCTCTAAGACTCCTTCTACGCGAAGATGTAATATTCGAACGTCAGATTCATCTTGAGCTGGTTGGGTTCAGTAGCGAGAGTAAGATGAGTCATAGCTTCGATGTCTGTGAAACGAGCGGCACCGGACGCCCATGGAGTACCAGAATTCGCAGCCATATGAACGGCGATTTCATTGAAAGCTATGTTGTCTGCGTCTTCAGGTTCAATCTCAAGACTCATTTTCACAGCAGCTGTATTGGCAGCACCAATGGATTCATTGTCATAAACCCAAACCGGAACGAATGTGTCGTCAGCAGTATTGATTCGCTTCATATCGAATTCGTAAACATCACCATCCGTACCATCGACGTACGTTACACCATGAGTGCTCTGATGATAAACATCATTTGGATCCCAAAGTGCTTTAGTGCCACCATCAACATCTGGTTTCCAGGTACGAAGTGCAATTGGAGTACTACATCCTAAGTCGAGAGCAGTCGGAGAAAGTGGAACAAACGGTGTAGCCGTATCAGTACCGCCACTCCCAACACTGAATAAACAAACTGTTCGATTCAGATTAGCGATGTAGCTTGCTTCTGGACCTGTAATTTCAGATGTTGTGGTAATAGTATCGGATGTGATACCAAATATTTTCTCTAATGCAAACACGCGACCACGAAGAACCACAAGATTCTTTCTTTTCGCCAATACATTCCCATACGCATCTTTTACAACAAGCACTCCAGTAAATCCTATATTAGACTGTACTGCTTCGGATGATGCAAAACCGTCCATGAACTTATCGTGAAGTGTGGTATCTTTCAGTGTATGGATTCTCTTCTCTTTTGAAAATGGCATCTTTCTAAAACCTCCTGATTGGGGTGTATGTTAATGTGTAGTTATGAAAGCTCAATTACGAAGGTTCATAATATGGAAGTCCCTCCCCATCTAAGAAATTAATTGTCAGCGCTTTAATGACTGGAGATGGGGTACTACCTCCAAGTGTGGGATCCTCATTGTTGTAAACAAATATCACGCCGCCAAAAGCATATCCCAAACCATCTAACTCTAGAGTGTGTGTTTCTCCATCAAGAGGAACGCTTATTGCGTTAACTATTTCCCCACTTGTGGGCTCCACAACTCCTATGAAAAACGAATTTTTACCATCGTCATCAGCTACACTCTCAACCTCCACTTGAACCAGTCCGGTAGATCTATTCAGGAATTCTTCAGTTGGGACATAACCGAAAAGCATTTTAACATAACCAGCGGCAGCGAAAATGTCATCTATATAACCGACAATACCACCAGCTTCAGAAGAGTAGCCAGCGAGTTGGCCATATGGCAACATACTCACATTCCATTTTCCAAGCTCAACACCGTCTAAATAAACACCTTCTCCATCAAATGTCAATGACCCTAAATCTACATCTAAGACATCGACTGGAATAGAGATCAATATTATCTCATCACGAACGAAAATAGATGCACCCCTAAGAACAGGTGAAGGTGTTTCCACTCCAAGAGGAGGAGACTCATACTCATAGTCAAACTTCAGTAAACCAAAAGGTGCGTCTTCACCATCCAGAGTCACTGTGTAATCCTCACCATCCATGGTAACTGCGACAGAATCAATCTCGTTCCCATCGATGTCTGTAAAGGTTACAGTCATTTCATCTCCAGCACTGACTCCCCCTATTCTAACCTGGATGGTACCCGTTGCCATACCCTCAACAATAACGGGAGCGCGGTAAATTGCCTGATTTGCCATCATATCAAACGCCGGGAAGATAACATCACTGTAACCGACAATACCACCAGCTTCGTCATCATAACCTGCAAATGGTGTTCCTGGTATACCCGGTACGTTCCAACCTGGACTGAGACCTTCTCGAGTATAACTGTCAGGAGAATATAAAGCAAAATCCCCTTCACCGGGATCAGTGTCGGCACTGATCTCGAAGTATGATCTGTAAACGGTACTATCATCGTTTATTAAGTCAAAAGACTCTCTAACTGTCAAAGGATTCTCAATAGAGATAGTGGCAACGACATCGGTTTCGTCTATCCGTAAACCTATTTGAGGGACCAGATCTGCCCGACGCATGACCAATGAGAGGTGAATGTCTTCAAATAAAACAAGATCATCTTCAAATGGCTCACCCATGATAGCAGTAGCCCATAAGTCTTCACGAAGGAGAACAGAATCTTCATTACTCAGAGTTAACAAAGCTTGAACTGCAAAGTTCTTAGCTTGATTCCATTCATTACTCCAACGTTGTGCCATCAATGTTGTAAGGTTCGGGTCTTCCAAAGGAAGCCTATCGGGTGTCCCGAGAGCACCTATCTCATTCGAATCGATTAGTCTACACTGATCGATGTGAGCAACAGACAGACCGAGTTCGAGAGCTTTCAACCAAACAATATTTTCTTCAATAGCGGAGAAATCATCGTCGAGACCTATAGAATCTGGAGCATAAATAGAACCAGTTACTTCTAGAGTTTCTCGCATACGAACTGTCTCACGGAATGGATCGTTGTATATGTAGTATCTGGTGAATTCACGAAACTGGGTCGTATAGCTCTTAAAGATATTGAGCAGCTGCCGGACGAATCGTTGAATGTACGCAAAGGTAATTGGATTCCGGCTAAGATTTATATACTCTTCTTCACCTGGGTCAGGTTGAAGTATGCGTTGTTCATCTAACCAACCTTCTATGGCGGAGATAATAGTCTCTATCTTCTGCTCTTGTTCTTCATCGGTTAGGTTATCATTTCCAGTGTCAGTAACAAAGTTCCAAAGATTCTCATCACTGTCTTTGAGCCAATCGGAGTATGTTTCATAATCTCCAAAGACATCATTGGACAATGTTTGAACTGTCTTCGCGTTATAATACTCTTCCATCTGGGCAAACTTCTCATGGTCATTCTCATCCATGAGCATATTTTCAAAAGCTCGAACATAGTCCCAATTCTCTCGATAAGCCGTTAAGAATGAAGTTCCGGAGGCTGCTCTCCCTCCTGCATCTTCTTCAGAACGCCAGAGAGCATTTGTGCCACGGTTTCTAACAGCCGTCGGATATCTATATGAGACTCCCTCTACTGAAGTAGTACCGGTTGATCGATGTTCATTTTCTTCGAATGAAAGCAATGGATTCCAAAGCACATCATCATTAGGATTGAAATCCCAAGATCTCTGAAGGTAATTGATGGATTCAAAATTCTTTACAATGATATCTTCTGCATCGAGTATGTTGGCCGCTAATGTATGAAGAGCAACCATTGCATCCATCAAATGTATCGGTTTCGTGGAGATATCCAGACTTTCTAAATGCAAGCCAGACATTTCCCCACTATCTCCAGATAATTTAAATCGCTTTAACCAATTGTAAAAGTAAATGTTTGTCAAAGTAACCTTAGCCAAATCGACAGCGACTTCGATACCGATGTACTTGGTGTTAGCATGAGAAAATTCAGCAGCAGCTGCTTGATCATGAGTAGCTTGCCAGAATGGATCCATATGAGTAAAGTCTTCATATTCGAACCAACGAATTGAAGGATCTAACAATTTCTCTTCTACATTATGTTCGTCATGAGCAACTTGAGCAAACCGAAGTTTTGGAACCATTGGTGCATCAGTGTCTGCTCCAATGTTCAATATAGAGCCATCCTCATCACGTTCGAAGTCACGTACCAAATAATATCGGTAAAGATTAAAATCGCTAAATCCGAAGAGTTGAACAATGTTAACGACAGCCCTGGAAGTACCTTTGTTAGCGATGAGATAATTCAGGTTACGGATAAGACGTTTGCGATAACGCATTGGCATGAGATCGAAGAATTCAAGACCATATGAAGCAAAAAAGTTTCGTACATCGCGTTCTGTAAATACATCAACATCTGTGGGTATTTCGAGACGTGCTGTAACCATTCTATCCATGGTCATCAGACAGAGAAGCATATTGACATAGTTCCAGTACTTAGGATAACTGTCAAACCCAGCACTATATAGTACAGAATTATGGTATCTCAGATTTTCTGAATGAAAACCGTTCCAATTCCGCATTTGCCGTTCCGAAAGTATCCCTGACGGTTCCCATATAATGGCATGATCAGCCGCCATTATAGCACCGATAATAAAGTCTATGATTTCGCTACGGCTTATAGTGTACTCATTCTTTCCAGAAACTTTCACCCCGGCTTTCTCAAGAACTTCAATATAGTATGAGTTTTGTTCTATATAAGCTTCGATCACATAAGCTCTTTCAGCTTGAGCACTGTCAGATTCCCCGTCGTAAGGGGGGAGTTCGAATACTGCATTGATAAGCTGGTAAGATGCTCTTTGGGTGGCATCCGTAGATGCCTCATCAGCCTTACGCTGATTTTTAAAGATTAGACCACGGGAGTAATTGAGGTAACTCTGAACCTCTTCTCGGGAATCTTTTGGCAAATTAGGGAATTTTTTAAGCACGGATTTATCCTCTCTGCGCTGGCCATTTGCCCATAGGACAGCTGGCGGCGGCTAGACGTGTCTTGTTAGTAATAGGACATCCACATTTTATACAAAACGCGAGTCGTCTTTTATCACAACCCCTACAAATCGCTCGACGCGATTCGATAACATCTAGTTTAGCCTGAGATGCCGTTCGGAATGATTGAATCATCCCTCTGAGACCAGTAGGTGGGCGAGCGGATGGAATATTTTGCTTAGAAGATACTACGGTGTGTTTTTTACAGCACGACATTCATCGACTCCTTGAGTTGATTTTCCTGAATACGCAATGAATCAGTTGTGTTGATCCTATTACAACAAACTTAACATCACATTGCTGAGTATTTGGACTTTTTCTAAAAGAGGATTTATCAACAGTCCATTAGTTAGCGTCATCAATGGAGGACAGTTAAATGGCAGAAGAGATTTCAGAAAACGAGGAGAGTGGTTTATCGCATGTATGCACTGTATTGGACTGTGAAGGGGATCCCGTCGTTGCTGCTCATGGTTCGGCATATCGCCACCCTTTGTTCATTCGAGACATGACTCCGAAAGAATGGGTTAGATTTATCAAATCGACTGAGGGTCAAATTCGCAATTCTCCAGAGTATAAAGCATGGGTCGCTAAAATGAAGTCTACTCATGACATGACATCTTGCTCTGTAATGCCCAATGTTACTGGAGATGATGCATCTATCGAACTACATCACTGTCCTTTGACACTTTATGACATAGTAGAGATCGTATCAAATAATCTTCAGAACAGCGGTCTCGGAATAACTACAATGGGTGTAGCTCATGAAGTTCTTCTAGCACATATGCGGAATTGGGTTTGTTGTGTTTCTCTTTCTACGACTTTACATCAAGCAGTTCATTCTGGTGAAATCAATCTGAAGCCAGACATGGTAGTGGGCAATTTGGCCAAATTTCTTTCCTCGTATCATAGTGGGGTTTACTCTTCTCACATTGAGCATATTATGGCATTTATGCAAGCGGGCCAAGGGGCTCTGACACGAGAAGGGACTCTTGAAATTGCACAGCTCCCAGATTTGAGAACAGTCGAACCAGACGAACTCGAATTGGCTGTGGTTGGATCATTAACAGATGCGAGAGAACGAAGAGCCATTGCCAAAGAAGTCGAAAACAGGAGATAGAAAATGAACGTATTTCTCGATTCAAAAGAGAAAAGAAAACCAGAAGCGCTAATGGCTCTTCTCGAAGGTCGAGAATTCAGTATCGACGATCTTGATGTGCTTACAGAGAATGCTATCACTGATAACTATAAACAAGCAATGGCATGGTTGAAAGCAGTGGCATCTTCTGATGTAAAAGAGAAGAGTGCAAAGAATGCAAAACGTATTATGAAGTTGGTCTTGGTCGGAATTGCTATTCTTGGAGGAATAGCAATGGCGATTCTTCGAGGAAGGTTTTTCGACGCTGCTCTTTATAGTATAGGGGGATCGGCTTTCATCTTCGGAATGGTGGCCGCTGCGCTGTTTGGAATAATTCAAATCGCTTTGAGTATTGCAGCCAGCAGAGCAGTGAAAGAGGAAGTTGATGTTATGATGGGTCTGGAAAATGATGGTCTTCCTAAACTTCAGAATATACGGAAAGCTTCAAAGGACCCAACTGTGATTGCAAAGATCCTGGAAGTTGAACAACTTATTAAGAATGGCCAAATGGCTCCCGCATAAACAAATCGAGAAATCGATATAAGGAAATCACCATGTCTTTATTTTTAGAACCAGCCCCTAAGAAATTTGAGGGAACTCTCATTGTTGAAGAAATGGACCCACAGATTCTTTTAGAAATTGGCATAGATCCCCAAGAGGTCATCGATGTCTTCCGTGGTCTCGATGTTGATATTTTGACAGAGGAGACTGCTGATGACAAAGAAGCCAACGGTCTGGCTTTTAAATGGATTGGCAGAATCACAAATATGGCAGAGAAGCGTAACGCGGCTAAGAAGGCCAGTGTAATGTGGGCTATGTTTGGGGCGGGAGCCGGAACTCTG